CGTTTTCAATATTTCCTGTAACTAAAAAATCTCTTATAACACCTGATATTCTAAATTTAGATGGTACTGTACTTCCACTTGATGCTAGACTTTGCAAAGTGACAAATACTTTTGGATTTGCACTACTTAACATATCGTACACCATAGGTGCATCTTTACCATTACTAGCAATTACATATTGGCCAAATTGAGTGAAAGTAAAAAAATCTGTATCTGTACCACTAACTGTACATGATCCTTTAACACTAGAAAAAGTTCCTGATGTTAATTTATAAATATTATCTTTAGTTCCAACAAAGGTAAATACAGCGTTTGTATTATCTCTAAATGATCCTGCACCTTTTGCATTTTGTGTAACATTAGATGCACCACTATAAGCTACTAAACTTTTTACAGGCTTGTAACTTGAAGCAGCATGATAAACATTAGTCGCTACAGTTGAGCCAGGATTTAAATGTGCTGGTTGGTCAGGCAACCATTCACCAAAAGGTAATTGCATAATTAATAATTTTTAGTTGATATTGTTTTAAATGGAGAAGCCACTGTGTCCTCACCTCTCATTTGTAAAGGTGATCCACTAAATTGATCTTCTCTGTCGTTTAATTCTAATCTTTCTAAAGCTGTACCATACATAGCTTCCCATTTTGCTAATCTTTGAGGCTCTATACCCCCTAGAAAGTTTGCAGCATGAAATAATGATCCATATAAATAAATCGCTGGATGTTTTTCTAAAATATAGTTTGTTGCAACACTAGAACTTAAAGCATCAAAACTTTTATAGTAATTCATGTAGCTAGTATATTCAGCATCTGGTTTTGGCATAAATCTTAAAGTATCACCAAGTATAGTATAACTTGATGGTATTCCTGTTGTAGAAGTACCATTAACTTGATCCATTTGTGAGGGAGTCATATATCTTAAAGGATATTTAGTTGATCCACTTAAAATATAAAAATCTCTAACTTGTAAAAAGTTTGTTGGTAAAGATTCAGTTTCAGCATTTACTGTAATTGTAGCTTGAGCAATCATTTTTCTAACTCTTAATTTAGAATTAAGATCAGCCTCTGCTAGCTTAATAAAATCATCAGCAATCTCCGAAGTTAAATCACTTCTATCTAGCCAATTTGCTATTGATGTTTTTAATTCTGTGTATGTTGTTAATGCCATTAAAATTTTCCTGGTGCTGTTCTAAAATATCTATAATCAGAACTATTTAATTTTTCTCTTAAAATTTTTTGTTGAACTTCTTTAGGTAGTTCAAACCAATTACCTTTATTTTGATCTTTGTGATATTCTTTTGTCCAAATCTCTAAAATAAGTGTTGGAATAGTAGCTATTCTTTTTAAACTTTTGTCAGGGCTGTAACCATCATTTTGATTATATAACTTTTTATTATTTTCCAAAATAGGAGTAGTATTGACTTGTCTTTTATGAACAACACCTTTATCTGTTCCAATAAAGGACTCTGATACTAAACCATCTTGTTCAACATTAAAATTCTTTGTCATCTACCTTGCCCTTTATATCTGGTAAGTTTTTTATTTCTTTTCTCTGACTTATTTAAACTTTTCTTATGTACTCTAGGCCGTTTTTTAGGTTTTGGTCTTGGAGTAAAGCTAACAAACTTCTGTCTAGCCATTAGCCTGACATTTCAGTCACATATACATTAGTTGATGATCCATGAAACACAGCAATCTTTTCACCAGCACTAACTTTTAAAATTTCTATTTCACCAGAAGGTAAAAAAGCTGAAGTCGCAGCTGCAGTTGGAGAAGTGCTTATAGCCCAATGGCAATTAGCATCAGCAACAATTCTAATATATGTAGTTCCTGCTGTAAAAGCAGAAGAGGCTTGTGAAGAATTGTTTGTAGTTATTTTTTGTGTTACTCCTGGTCTTAAACCATAATTATAACTCATATTATTTTCCCTTTTTCTTTTTTTTAGATTTTTTCTTTTTGTTTTTTTTAGGCGGTCTGCCTTTTTTAGATCCGTAAGTTCCCATTCCGTATGGCATATTATATTCCTTTAGTTGATTGGTATTTGAGGGGAAGTATCGCTAGACAAGATCCCCTCAAAATCGTTTATTATCTTCTTATAACAAAAGTAATTTCCATTTTAGAGGCATTAGTTGATCCACCATTAGTGATACATTCAATAGTACCATCTTCTTCAACTCTATTAGCTGCAGAAGGCTCTGATGTTAGAACTCTACCTGCTGATCCTGAAGCTGTATGGCTAATTCCACCATTAGTTACAGCAACACCACCTATTTCAAAAGAAATTGCAGCAGTTCCTGTAGTTGTAGCTTTGTTATGTGTAATAATTTTAATTATTCTTCCACCATCTGGTACAGCAACAAAAGTTGATGACGCAGTTGATACATCTGGAATTGCAGATGTTAAAAAGTAATCGTTAAGTGTTCTCATGTTTTTTCCTTTTTTATTTGCTTCGTTCCGTCAATGACTTCAAAGACCAAACAAAATTGTTATTTGAAAGTGATGGCGTATAAAACGCCACCACCAAGTATCATAATTGATTATGCAGTTGTTAAATCAAATACTGCACCACTAGCTTTTTCGTTTTTGCTAGTTAGTGTATATTCAACAACAATCGCTTTTTTCTCAGCGTCACCTGTAGTAGCTAAATCCATAAGTTTGAAATCTCTTAAGAAAGCAACTGACCACATATCTGGTGATAGTACGAAACAATCTCTTGATCTTGAGAATCTGTTAGGTACAACTGTCATAGCACCAAAGTCTGACTCATAAATGTCCACTGCAGCAACAAGTCTTTTGTCATCTGCTTGAGTCATTTTAGTTGAGCCACCAGTAAAGCCTGATAGTTTTTGTTTGTTGAAAGAGCCAAGCATGATCATAGAAGGATCACCACCATTATCCCAACACTGTTTCACAACATCTTTTAGTTGTGCTTCTGTGAAGGCTCTTTGAGTGCCGTCTGTTCTTGCATGACCTGGAGTATCATTTCCACCACTTTGACCATTAGCACCATTCGCAGCTTTATTAGTATTGGCTTGAATCCAAGTTGGAAGGCCAGATAATTTTCTAGCTGCAGTATCACTACCTGCATGATGTGTTTGGTTGTGGCAAAGAGTAGTTTCCATATCTCTTTTTAGTTCTTTAGACGCTTTTGATATCTGATAAGCAAGTTCGTTATTTCTACCTGCTTTAGATACTGAATCTAAAGTACCAGAAACAATAACAGATTTTCTTGAAATTTGAGTTCTGTTATTTATTCTAGCTGTTGCTGTAGGAGCAGCGAAAGCAATTTCATCACCTTCAATTTGGTGGTTATCACTTGCAGCCGCAGCTAAAGCATCTGTCTGCCATTCATGAAGAACAGCTGTCGCTTTTGATTTACCAATACCTGACATGAACGGAGTATCGGTCGGACTAATATTATATATTATGTCAGACAGATCTTCTCTTTGTCCATTAGCGTCATAAGTACTGTAAGTTCCTGTAACTTGTGTCATAGGTTTATTTCCTTATTGTTGAGTTATTTGTTATTAATCATATCTAAAAATATGCTAGTCGCATCATTGACACTTCCAGATTTTTTTAGACGACTCAACTTTTCTTTTCTTGCTTTTGAATTAATTATAAATTGATCTTTTTTAACTCCAGAAGAAAATGGCCTTGAAGGTTTAGAAATCTTTTTAGCAATATTTGGTTTTGCTTTTTGTAGATTTCTATATTTCATAGCATCATTCACCAACAACAATATTCTATGATCATAAACTTGTCCGATCTCTTGGTCGTTAAAACCAAAATCATTCAAGTAAGTTCTCATAGATGATTTTAAATTTGTTGCTTTAGTAGGATCAGCAAAGTCAGGCAATTTTTCAATTAGCTTACTTTTTTGATTTCCTAAATATTCATCAAATTGTTTTTGTTGTTCAGCTTGAGTAACTTTAAGAGCTTCGTTAAGTTTTTCTTTCTTAACTTTTATTCTTCTTTCAACCCTCATAGCTTCTGTTGGATCATCTTCGTACAGCTTTTCTAAATCATCATTACTTATTTCTTGATCTACTTGCTGTTGAGCATCCTTGACCAAATTATTCAATTCATTAAGTTTTAAAGAATAGTTTTGTCTTTGCTTTTCAGACTCAGATTGAAATTGTTTTCTTTCGTTTGAAAGTAATTCAGTCTTTTGTCTGTAGTCAGCATCCCTTGAATAACCGTTTCTCAACTCATCAAGTGTAACTTCTAATTCTTGTCCATTTACTTTTACTTTGTAAGATGGGGAATCTGGTTTCTCTTGAGTATCAATCTCTTGTTCTTCATCAGATACATCTTCGGAAGTTTCTTCTTCGGATTCTTTTTCAGTTTCCTCTGTTTCTTCTTCCTTTATTTCCTGTTCTTGAGGTTGATCTTCTTGAGATTCCTCATTTTGTAGTTCAGGAGAATTTTGTTTAATTTCTTCTTTTGGTGGCTCTTGTTGTCCAATAGTTTCTTCTTCTTTTGGATTTAATAAACCATTTAGTGCAGATTGTGCTTTATCTAAATCAGTTTGACTTTCCTGTAATGGATTACCATTGTCTGACATATATTTTCCTTTTTAAGTTAAGTTCCTCTTATGAGGTTGACTTATCCTAAACTTGATTGTTTAGAATTTTTGTTTTTCAATAGTGGCTCTAAAATCCTCTAATTGTTTTGAGGCTAGTTTTCCAGTATCTATAATTTCTCTAAAGTGTTGTTCTACTTTTCCTAAAACTTGATAAGCTAACCATAGCTTTTCTCTAGTTTCGGTTTCGTTAGTTCCTGTATTTAATAAGCTAGTTGTATATAAATTTCTTAACTTATCAAAGGCCTCTTTAAAAGAGGGGTTGTCTAATACTTCTTTAGCCTTTTGGGATTGGCTCACTTCTTGGTGGAGTTTGCCTTCCTGCATCTTGTCCATTTAAACCTTCAATTTCTTGTTGTAAATTTTTTGTAGATTTTTCAGCATCCATTAAACTTTTAACTTCACCACCTAAAATAATTTTATTTATATCAGCGTCAGCTTTAATTTTAGAAGAGTCTAATTGAGTTTTATATTTTAACTCCATATCTTTAATTTTTGTTTCAAAATCTAAAATATTCATAGCATTGTTGCTTTTAATCTTTTTCAATTCTAATTCTAGTTCTGCAACTTTTCGTTTTTCTTCACTTGCAATTCTAGTAAATTCTATTTTCTCAATAGGTGTAGGCTCTGGTGGTTGAGGTGGTGGCATCATTTGTTTTCCTTGATCTGGATCAACAAAATAATTATCCACATTTTTTAGACCAGCATTTTCAATAATTTTAGATAAACTATTGTAAATGTTTTTTAGGCTCACCATTGGGTACTCTTTCCCACCTTGTAATTGAAAGGCTTGAATTTGTCTTTCCAAAATATTATTCATCATCATTATTTGTTGATCATTAGTTCCTGTGCCTAAACCAACAGTAATTGATATGTTAAATCTATTTCTCCATTCCGTAGGTTTTACAGGAATGAATTGATTGTTTAATTCTACAATTCTTTCTTTGTCTTGATATTTACAAGTTAATTCAAATATTTTTCTAAATAAATCTTTAATACCAGTTTCGGCAAACACTCTAGCGACTAATTCCATTCTCATTTGAGATTGTGTCATTAGTGCATTTACACCAGTTGCAGTTTTATTTAACGCATCTGCGTCAAGGCCTTGATTATATCTAGTTACCCCTGTTCTAGACTCTCTAACTGTATCTAAATATTCTAATAATGGGAAGGCTTGTTGAGATAATGATTGCGATTGCATAGGCATCATTACTTGACTTGGTGGTTGTTTAGTTCTTACAACACCCCCTGGTCTTGAAGTTAATAAGTCATCCAAATTAACCATGCCATCCATTACAGCAACTCTATTATTATTTGTTAAATACATATTATCTAACAACTGTCTCATCACTGTAGATTTAACTAATTGAACATCTTCAACTAACTCTGCAACACTTCTTCCATAAAATCTGTGTGGCATAGGAATTGGTGTTAAACTACAAAACGGTATGGAGTCGCAAACCATGTTTTCTAAAATTGTATATCCACCTTCACCAGCTACAATAACTTTTCTTAATTCGGCTACGCCATCACCATCCATATCGGCTCTAACATAGCACTCAAAAATTTCTATTTCTTGAGTAGATTCATCAGGTGCATCATTAAAAGGTGTTTCATCAATATCGCTATACCTAGTTAATCTTTCATCATTTAATAAAATATTATTAGTTGTTGGAAGATCCTCTACAATATCTCTATCGTAACCCATTTCAATAAGTTCACTTCTAGTTTTAGTAACTTTGTGAGCTACAAAAGAAGCCTCATCAATAGACTTTGCTGTTCTT